TGGATCAAGTGGTGGCGGATTTTTTCGGGCAGAGCGACGTCTCCGCAGAGGAGTTCCAGGCGACGTCGTCCCTGATCAAACAAGTAATGAACATGACGCAGGTCGATGTTCCTGGGAGCAAGCTGCCTGGAACATCTCAGCAGAAATCTGTCTCCTCACAGGAGGGGACATCCTCCGAAGAGATCGGGTCCGTTGGGAAACCTGCCCTGCTGAAGCAGGGGAATACCTAGAATCTCGATCTCGTGAGGTCGTGTTCCAAGAGTCCGTGATGGCTTTCATGGGCGTGGATTGGCGCGGGCGCAAGCAGGAGAGATCCAATCCCAAAGGGCTGGGTGAAGCCTGTGGTGGGGAGTTTGTGGAAGAGTGCCGAAAGCAGTTTGGTGATGCCTTGGAAAAGAAGATCTGTATTGATTGTTCCCGGTAGGAGGGAAAAGTGGCTAACGCTGATATCCAGATTAAGATTGAAGCTCTTAACTATGCCAAGCGGGAGCTTCAGCAAGCGGAGAAAGATGTCTGGCGGTTAGGTAATGCTGCAGGCAAGGCCTCCGGTAAATATTCGAACATGGCCGGGGCAGTTCGGTCTGTGGGCGTTGCGGCTGTGGGCGCTTTTTCCGTGAGCCAGGTTGTGGCTTTTGGCAAGGCAGCTTTTGATGCAAGCCTCCAAGTGGAACGCATTCTCAAGCCGATTGAGGCTATTGAACAGACCAATGCCCCTGTGGTGCTTAAGTTCCTGCACGATGAAGCGGACAGGTTGGGTCAGAACTTCTACGATATCGCTGCCGGTTGGAGTCAACTTTCTGCCGCAGCCAAAGGCACAGCTCTGGAAGGTAAACCGTTGCAGGATGTTTTCACCGGGATCAACGAGTCAGCTGTGGCTCTTGCCCGGAGCGGCCAGGATGTCCGGGGTATGCTCTATGCCGTTATGCAGATGATTTCCAAGGGAACAGTCTCTTCTGAAGAGTTGAAGCGGCAGCTTGGTGATCGGCTGCCTGGCGCGTTCAAGATCGCTGCCAAGGCCATGGGCGTGACGGAAAGGGAGTTGAACAAAATCATTGAGTCTGGCGACCTGTTAGCCACGGAATTTCTGCCCAAGCTCGCCAAGGCGTTGCATGAAGAATATGGCGATGCAGCCATCAATAGTGCTTCGGAGTCCCAGAAGGCCGTCAATAAGCTGAGCGAGGAGTGGACGGATTTCAAGGATAACTTGGTTGATTCAGATAAGGCCGTTGCAGCTATTAAGTCTGTGACCAATGCCTTGAAGGCTATTAATTTTGTCCAGGGCGATTATGTTCTCAGCACCGAAGATAAAATTACGAAAGTAGCTGGCCTTATTGAGAAGTATGAGAGTCGTCTTTCTGGTAGGTCCAATTCTGCGAGCAACGATCCCCTGCGTCAACGGCTCGCATCTCTGAAAAGGGAACTTGCTGAGTTGCGTGCCCAAAAGGCACTGGAGTCGAGAAATGCGACTTCTGAGCAGTTGGTCCAGTCTGGTTGGGGAGAGAAACCGCCTTTGCCCACACCGCCTTCAAGTAAATTTCTCGACGCACAATCCAAGATCACTCAGGATTTAAATCTCATTGGCAAGAAAGACGAGGAACTTGAGATAGCTCGGCTGTCTCTTGAGTTTGATAATTTTACCAAAGTTCTTGGCAAGAGCCACGCAGGTCTTTTGAAATGGCGGGATGCCAAAAAGGCAGCCATTGAAGTTAAGTATGATGAAAAGGACGCCAAGGATTTAGCCAAGGCAGAGAGAGATGCAGCCAGGGAAGCTGAGGAGGCCGCAGATCGCGCTCGCGCTTTTCGTGAAGAAATAGCCCTGGCAGGAAAATCCGGGAAGGAACTTCGACAAGTTCGGTTGGACCAGTGGTTTACGGGTCTTCAGGAGAAGCTCGATGGTGTCACTCCAGAAATGCAGAAGTTGTATGACGTCCAGCAGGATTTGTTGAATCAGCAGTACCGCTTTGAGGACATGGGAGATTTTGGTGGTTTTGCTAGTGGTTTGGATGAATATGCCAAATCTGCTACCCAAAATTTTGAGGACTTGGCAGAGGTTGCGGGCAGCTCTATGGGGTCTATTGAGGATGCCATTGTCAGCGCCACCATGGGCGGTACGGTTTCTTTCCATGAGATGACCCAGGCAATAATCGCCGACATGCTTCGGATGCAAATTCGGGAGACAGTGACCGGACAGGCAGCGGGTTGGATATCTCAAATGTTTTCCAGTTTCACAACGGCGACGGTGAGCCATGATGGCGGGTGGGTTGGCGCAGGTCCATCAAGGGTTGTTCCATCAGATACCTTTAATGGTGCGCGCCGATATCATTCCGGTGGTGCTCTTGGCCCAGGAGAACGTCCAATTATCGCCAAGGATGGTGAACTGGTCCTCAACGAAGCCCAGCAGGGGAATCTTGCCGGGAAGCTGGGAGGGAGCACATTCGTGTTCAATGCTGATTTCAGTTTGCCCACTCCCAGCGGAGACCAGAGCAAGGATTCTGCGTACATGGCTGACATGGCTAAGTCGGTACAGAAACAGTTTGATGTCTGGTTTGATGAAAAGCTCCGCAATTCCAGCAGAGTTGGTGGCCTTTTGAATAAGGGGCCGGTCATATGAGTCTGCTGACATTCAATCCTGCCGTTGCTCCGGACTCTCCGGTGTCCAAGAAGGTGCAAACCCGCCTCAATGGGATATCCTTCGGGGATGGTTATTCGCAAACCGTTGGGGACGGTATCAACTGCCGTTATGATGAGCTCGTGTTGTCCTGGAGTGAACTCTCCATTTCTCAGATTGAATCCATAGAATCCTTTTTGAAGAGTGTTCCTGTTGGCGGATCTTTTTTGTGGACTGCTCCAAGGAAAAGTGAGTCGCAGAAGTGGAAATGCCCGAGCTGGACCCGGACATACAAGAGTGGCGAAATCGACGGCCTGTCAGCCACTTTCAAGGAGGATTTCAACCTTGACGATTAACAGCGACGTCCAAAAATCCTCTCCCGGTGAGCTTGTCCAACTTTTTGACATTGATGCTTTAGGCATTGGGGGCTCGGTCTATCACTTCGTCAAAGGCACTGACGACAAACAGCCTGTCTTGTGGCGTGGGGTAACGTATATGCCCATCGCTTTCGAGGCCGAGGGTTTTGAACTCAATGGGCAGGGGACTCTCCCGCGCCCTAAGATTCGTATTTCTCATATCAATACGGCCTTGCTGGGAGCAACGGCCAGTCTTGGCGATCTGCTGGGTGCGGTTGTTACCCGGTGGAGGACTTTTTCAAAGTACCTCGACAACGGGCCGCAGGCTGACCCTAACTCACATTTTGCTCCTGATATTTACAAGGTCGACCGGAAATCCGCGCAGGGTAAAGCGTTCATTGAGTGGGAGTTGGCCGCGCCCATGGATCAGGAGGGCAAGAAGCTGCCCGGTCGCCAAATCCTCCGAGACACTTGTACTCATACCTACCGTCAATGGATCAGCGGGGACGCTTTTACCTATGACGGAGTGACTTGCCCGTACACCGTTCCGAATTATTACGACTACAGCGGCGAGGCTTGCCAGGCGTCTGAAGACCAATGCGGCAAGCGGCTTTCTGACTGCGAATTGCGCCATCCACATCAATCATTGCCGTTCAGGGGATTTCCTGGCGTTGGGAGGTCTCGCGGATAATGTTTGATCGTAAAATCATCACTGCTGCCATGGCCCACGCTGCCACCGACTTTCCATACGAGTCTTGTGGGATCGTTCTTGAGGGTGAGTATTTCACCTTGGCGAATACTGCAGAAGATCCAGAGCACAATTTTTGTCTTGAGCCGATGGCTTATGCACTTGCCACTCGGCGCGGGGATATTGAGGCAATCATCCATTCCCATCCGAATGGCCCGGCGTGGCCGAGTGAGGCGGATCAATCTGAACAGATGCGGCATGGGATTGCGTGGGGTATTGTTCCGTTTTCTGGGCAAGTCCCGCAGGAGCCATTTTTCTGGGGTGGCGACACTCCCATGGAGCCTTTGCTTGGTCGCAAGTTCCGGCCTGCTGTTTCTGATTGCTATGCGCTTTGCCGTGATTGGATCACCGTCAACCAGGGCGTGACCATTCCAAACCTTCTGCGCTCTGATGAGTGGTGGGATGGAGACGAAGACAACCGTTTTTTGGAAGGTTTCGCGGCCATTGGATTTCGTGAGGTCGAAGGCGACCCAGAGCCGGGCGATGGCCTCCTGATGTCTCTCTGTTCCAGCACGGTCAACCATTGCGCAATGTATGTTGGCAATGGCTTGATTTTGCATCACAGACTTAACAAGTTTTCCCGTGAGGAACCGTTTCATCGCTGGCGCAAGTATGTCCGTATGGTCATTCGGAGGGGCGAGTCATGATGCGAACCATTCATCTTTACGGCCCCATCGCCAAAAGATTTGGCGAATCGTTCAATCTTGATGTGGTCAACGCAGCCGAAGCCATCCGCGCCCTT